ATGCGCGGAGGGAAGCGTCAGGCCGGTGGCCTGTTGCCGCGAAGCGGCAAAGCGACCCGTAGCGGGGCAGCGAAACCGCGGTTGCAAGCGGTAGCGCAGCAAGCGCGATTGAGCAACCTAGAGGGCACGGCAGTGCCCGGGACGACGATTGAGGTTGCGGGTCTACGCCCCAAGCCCCACGCGAGCCGCTTGGCTTGTAGCCTCCTTCTGCTGGAAGCGATGCTCCATCGAAGGGGCGGCTTGCCCATCATAAAAGCCGCCCACGCGTTTTCGCTGGCGGCTTGCTTGACATTCGGCCCAATCTGTGCTATTGTAACGGTGCAGAGGGTTGTTATTTCACCTTTGCGTTGAGTTAGCGATCACGATCTGAGCCATCGTGATCGTTTCTTTTTGTGTAAATCAGCCACCAAACAAACGTTGCGATAGCAGCGGTCGCGATAGCGTTCAGCACCTCAAAAAGCATCTCTTGCATAGGCTCACCCCCCTTCTTTAATAGAATATCGAAAGGTAGTGAACCCCCTGCACCGGCACGGAAAACCGTACCTCCCCATCCTACCCGTTTTCACACAAATTGTCAATCACAAAGCCGTTTTCCCCCCACCTAATACACCCACTGCCCCATAGGCCGCGGGTGCTCATACACCCCTGTCAGCGCGTCCGGCGCGTCATCGTGCGCGTTCTTGCCTTCCCGCTGATAGGCGGTCAGGGCCTTGGCAAAGTCGGGCCATTTGTCCTGCCAGTTGACCGGAAAGTATAGGTTGTTCATCACGGAAGTGCTGTTGGACAGGATGCGCGCCACCTTGTTGGCGCACTGGTGAAAAGGCTCAATACTGGTGTGCCGGTTGCCCATCTCCCGCAATGCTCTTTCCACATTCCGCGCGAAGCCCCGCCCGCCGTTGTTGGATTCGATGATCGCGCAGCCGACGTTGTTTGCGGTCAGCATGCGGGCCGTCTCCGGCTCCGTAACCTCCATGGCGTCCTTGGTATAGAGCACATCCAAAATGTAATAGCAGTCCTCGTACATGCCATAGCAAATCGAGCACAAAAAATCACTGCCTTCATCGGCAGTGTCGGTGTAATTCAGGATGTATTTGAACAGCGGAGCGCCGCCGCCGTCCTTGGGGATGTCGGTGTAAGTCTTGAACCTCGAATAGAGCCTGCCCTTGATGTCAATCGGCTCCTGCTGGTAGTTGGCGGCGATGATCTCCTTGTTCATGTTCCTGGTCTTGAGCTCGTAATCCTCGCGGGAGAGGATGTCCGGGCAAAGCATGGAGCCGTCCTCCTGCACAGCCTTGTAATGGATGTGCACAACGTTTGGATAGTTGGCAAGGATGAACCCGGCCAGATCGCCGCTGGCCCAGCGCGTCATCATCACAATGAGCTTGAAGCCGTTTTCCGTGCGGGAGAGCATGGTGTCCGTAAACCAGCTTTGCAGCTTGGAAAGCGTGTTTGCGTTATAGGCTTCCTCCGCGTTTTTGATGACGTCATCAATCATCATGATGTTGCAGCCAAAGCCGGTCGCCGTGCCGGTGGGCGATGTGGCCAGGTAATTCGCCTGCCCGCTCCCCTCCAGCGCCCATTTCTGCATGGCCGCCTCGCCATACTTGATGCGCGTTTGCGGGAAAATGTCGCTATACACGGTAACGCCAAGCGTTTTTTGCTCGGCAATGCAATCGCGCACCTGCTTGGCAAAGGTGCCGGACAGCGTTTCGTTATACGAACCCGTCATCACCTTGATCTCTTTGCCATACCGCCCGAACAGCCATTGCACAAACTTTGTGGCCGTGCGGCTTTTGCCGTGCCGCGGGGGAAGGTTTACCACCATGATCTGCTCCCGCGCCTCCTCCACAAACCATTGAAGGCGCTGGGCCAGATCCTTGAGGAACGGCCTGTCCTCCGTGTAAAAATCCGGGGAGGTGAACTTGCAGTAATGCCAGAAATCGCGACGCGCAAGCTCCAGCTGAGCGTAATACCTGATCTGCTCCTTATCCACCGTCCACCAGCGCCCTCAGCTCGTCCGTTGTAAGTCCCGCAAACGGATTGCTTACAATCGCCCCGTCCACATCCACCTTATCCTTGTACAGCCCGTACCGCTTGCCAAGCAGTTCGGCGGCCTTCAGCTTTTCCTTTTCGTCCGGGGGTTTCTCGATCACCCGCGCGGCGGAGGTATAGTCCCCCGTGGCCTCGATCACCACCACCGAGGCGGAGGATTCGCCTCGCAGAACATTCGTCAGATATTCCAGCACTTCATCCTGCTTGGCGATTCGGCGGTTTTCCTTTTGCGCCATGCGCTTTTGGATGTATTCGGCCACTTCCGGTTTTTTCAGGTTTTCATCCCCGATGGAACCGGCGGATTTTTTGGAGTACCCGGCTCGGATTGCGGCCCGGGTCGCGTTCAGGTCGATCAGGTATTCATCGCAAAATCGCTTTTGTTTTTCGGTCAGTTTTTTTGCCACAATCCACACCTCCTTGTGTTGGGGTCGCGCGGGCAGCCCTTTAGGGCTGTCCGTGCGCCCTACGCAGGCAAACCCATTCTTTCGACAGCGACCGAAGGAGGCGCGGAGGGAAGCGGCAGGCCTGTGGCCTGTTGCCGCGAAGCGGCAAAGCGACCCGCAGCGGGGCAGCGAAACCATGAGCGCGACCGACAGGGAAGCGCGAATGATTGAGCAACCGGGTTGAAGGGCCCCCTTCCGCAAGGGAGCAGCCCTTTAGGGCTGTCCGTGCGCCCCCAACACAAGAAAGGCCAACGCCCCGTCTCACAGCCGTTTCATCTGCGATGTGCGGGGGTTGACCTTCCTTGCGGCCCGCATCGCGTGGCGCTGCGGGCTTCGGGCCTGCGGTTGCCCTCCGCCATAGGCCGCACGCCCTTCGGGCGCGCTCAGTAACCCACATGCTTGGGTGCCGCTCTCTCACGGGTGGGGCCCTGCCCACCCTTCGGTCGCTGTCAAGGGTATGGGCTTGCCTCCGGGCTGTCCTCGCCCCTCGGTTCGCTTCGCTCACCCTTCTTGCGTTTGCCTTACGTTGCCATTATAGCACGGGTTGGACTATCATTTGCTATCATGTTTTGGACAAATGCTCGTTTCCTCCGGTGGCATTCTGTCCTTCACCCGTAGTCGCTTTCCTTTGGCTATCATTCGGGCGCGGGTCGCGGGGGTAAGGCCAAAGTCCGAACAAAAAGACTGCATGATTTTGAGGTTTTGTCTGGCAATGCTGACCTGCGGCACCTGCTGCACATAGCCGCTTGGCGTCCTAAAAATGGAGCCATGCTTCGTGATGAACGCCTCCGCCTCCATCCATCTCGCATATGCCTGACAATATCCTTCAAAGGCCGTCAAATCCGCCATGGTGAGCATGCCCATCGCTTCAAGCGATGGCGCCAGGCGTTCCCACTCTTTCTTTGCTTCAGGCAGCAGCCAGGACGGGCATTCCAATGCGCCTTGCAAAGTCATAGGGGGCTGCTGGCTATATGGCTGCTTTTCCGTCGCCATCCGTCGCACCCCCTTCTTGGCCTCCCGCCTCCGCGTAGGACAGCTCCCGCCCACCGCGCAGCACATGCACAGGCGCATCCGGGTATTCGGCCTTGTAGCGCATCACAATAACGCTTGCATACACGGGATCAAGCTCCATCATGCGGCAAATGCGGCCTGTTTGCTCACAGGCCATGAGCGTGGATCCGCTGCCGCCAAACAAGTCCATGACCACGCCATTGGGCGCGGAGCTGTTTGTGACGGGATAGGCCAGCAGCGTGACGGGCTTCATGGTTGGGTGCTGGTCGCTGCGCTTGGGCTTGTCGAAGTTCCACACGCTGCTCTGCTTACGGTCGGAATACCATTTGTGCGCGCCGTTTGGCAGCCAGCCATACAGCACCGGCTCGTGCTGCCACTGGTACGGGGAGCGTCCCAGTACAAACGCATCCTTCACCCAGATGCACACGCCGCTTAAGTGAAAGCCCGCCTCCTTGAAGGCGCGGCGAAAATGAACTCCTTCCGTATCCGCGTGAAAGATATACGCGCTCCCACCATCAGCCAGATGCGCCGCCATGTTCTTGAAAGCCGTCAGCAGAAAGTCATAAAACTTGCCATCCGTCATGTTGTCGTTCTGGATGGCCTTTCCGTCTGCCGATTCATACGCCACGTTGTAAGGCGGGTCTGTCACGACAAGGCTTGCCTTGCACCCGTCCATGAGCAGAGCCACATCCTCCCCATTTGTCGCATCGCCGCAGACCATGCGATGGCGGCCCAGCGTCCACACATCTCCCGGCAACACAAAGGGCTGTACCTTTTCGGGGTCGATATCGCAGTGATCTTCTTCAACCTCCGTGTCATAAACCCTGCTGAAAAGATCGTCAACCTCCGCCGCGTCAAAGCCGGTTGCGCCAAGGTCATAGCCCGCTGCCTGGAGGTCGGCCAGCAGGTCGGCCAGCGCCACAGGCTCCCACTCGCCAACCGCCTTGTTGAGCGCGATATTCAGCGCCTTTTCATCCTGGAGGTTTTCAATATGGACGACCACGCATTCGATTTCCGTCGCGCCTTCCTCGGCCAGCACCTTATAGCGCTGGTGTCCGCCAACAATATTTCCCGTCACCTCGTTCCAAATCACGGGATCCACATACCCAAATTCATTCAGGCTCCGCCTGATCTTTTCATAGGCCGGATCGCCGGGCTTCAGGTCTTTTCGTGGATTGTATTTTGCGGCCTTCAGCCGTTCCACGGCGATTTTTTGTACATTCATTTGCGTATTCACAATTCCTCCTTGCCTTGTTCCACTTTGCTTTTCACATACACCCGCCAGAAGCTTTGCAGCGCCCGGCCATGGATGCGGTACACCTGCGCGATTTCAAAGGGCAAATTCGCCGCGATCTCCTCCCACCGCTTCCCGCAGATGTAGCGCTGGGTGAGCACCGTTTTTTCCCATTCGTCCGGGATCTGCTCGATCATCCAAAGCCGCGCGTCCATCGCCTCCGCCAGGCGGTCAAGCAGGCGTTTTAGCCGCTCCTCGATCTCCACCGAGCGCAACACCGCGTTTGCCATGCCGTCCTTGCAGCCCGTCCCGCTTACGCGCACCGCCGTAACGCGGCTTGTGGCCCGCGTGGCCGCCTGCCGCGCCTGCTCCCATTCCTCCATGAGCGCTGATCGACGCCTCTTCAGGGCCTGGTAGCCGTATAGATATTGCTTGGCCATGTTGGAGGCCGCACGCCCTTCGGGCGCGCTTAAGAACCCACAATCTTGGGGGCCGCTCGCTCGCGGCAGGGGCCCTTCCCTGTCTTCGCTCGCTGTCCAGTTGCTTGGCTTGCCTTTGCTGGCCGCACACCCTTCGGGCGCGCTTAATGACCCACAGTCTAGTATGCCGCTCCCTCGCGGGCGGGGCCCTGCCCACCCTTCGGTCGCTGTCCAGCTGCTTGGCTTACCACCACTGGCCGCACGCCCTTCGGGCGCGTCCTCTTGCCAATCCCTCATGCTTTCTCCCCCTCACACACCAGATACGCTTCCAGCACACGCGCGGCCTCCTCCCAGCCGTTGCACACCTGGGCCGCGTACCCTTCTTCGCGCAACCGCCGAAGCCATTCCGCCTGATCCTCGCTCACGCGCCCGCCCTTTACACGCTTGAGCTCGATGTACAGCCCATGCCACCCGCCGCGTGCCACCGGCAGGCACAGATCCGGCACGCCACGCCGCAGACCCTCGGCCACCATCCTCCGCCCACCCGCACGGCTGCGCTTGCCCTCATTGGGGATGTGGTACAGCATTTGCAGCTCCGGGTGCGCGCCTGACGCCATCCTTGCCCACAGGATCAGTCGCTGCTGCTCCACGCTCTCGGTGGGGGAGGCCGCACGCCCTTCGGGCGCGCTTAATGACCCACAGTCTAGTATGCCGCTTCCTCGCGGGCGGGGCCCTGCCCACCCTTCGGTCGCTGTCCAGCTGCTTGGCTTGCCTTCGGTGGAGGCCGCACGCCCTTCGGGCGCGCTTAATGACCCACAGTCTAGTATGCCGCTCCCTTGCGGTCGGGGCCCTGCCCACCCTTCGCTCGCTGTCCAGCTGCTTGGCTTGCCTCCGCTGGCGTCCATCATCTGTGCTGCTTTCATACATACCTCCTCATTCTTGCGTATACGTAAGCTCCCGATACAAACTCCGACCGGCGAATGATGCAATCCGTATATACATAATCCGGGAACAGCTTCGTGAATATCGCCGGAGCCGCGCACTCCATATCCTCGGCCATCTGCTCCACCCGGCGGCGGCTGATCTTGGTATCGCTCACCGTAACGCGCGGCTTTTTCAGGTTGCGGCTTGCCGCCCAGCGCTTTCCTCCGTGGTTTTCCTTGGTGATATACCGCGCCAGCGCCGTTAAGCCGTATTCATCCGGCTTGAGCCTGTCCGCGTTGGCCCGGCCATGCTTCCACAGTGCTTCCAGCGCGTCGCGATCCATCCCACCGCTCAAAACCATGTGATGATGCACCCGCTTTTTTCGCCCGTCCGAGCCGTACTCCATCACGTACACATATTTGGGGCTGGTCAGCCCCAGGCGCTTATAGGCGGCCTTGACCCGGCGCACAAAGTTCTGCATGTCCCGGCGTGCCTGCGCAAGGCTGGGCACCCCCGTGCCATAGGTAAGCGTAAGGCTTAAATCCTCCTTGGTGAAATTGGCGTTCAGCAGCCTTTCCAGCCTCTTGCGGGCGTTGCGAGCGTTTACATTGCGCTGGGCTTCTCCCGTGGCGCGGCGCTTGGCGGTGCGCGCCTCCGCCCCCGTGTCCCACAGGGGATAGATTTCCACCTCCAGCTGATCCCCCGCCCGGATCGTCCGCGCCCGGTATCGCCCCACCCGCTCATGGCTCAGTTTTTCCCCCTGCGCTTCCCGGTCGAAAATCCAAGCGTATTTTTCGCTGCTGTGTAGCATGATGGCTTCTCCATTTCTTGTGTGTGTTCGCTGCTATGCCTAGGGGGAGCGGGGGAACCCGTGCGCGGTTTCCCCCTGTTCCCCCTAAGGCGTACCCCCTCCCCCTCCCAGGGAGGGCGCATGCCCCTTCGGGGCGCGCTTTATAACCCACATGCGTTCGTGCCGCTCCCTCGCGGCAGGGACCCTCCCCTGCCTTCGGTCGCTGTCCAGCTGCTTGGCTTGCCTCCCTTGGGGGACGCACGTCACGCCCTCCGGGCGCGCCGCGCGGCATCTCCTACCAAGCAAACGTCGCTATGTTAATACCCATTACAAGGCCGCCAAGCAACCGCGTTGGCGGCTGCTTGTTTGGCATGAATTTCCAGTCTCAACTGTCCGGATTTACCGGACAGTTGCCCCTCAGTCCCTTGCTTTCCATGCGCCACATTTGTCCCACTTCACTCCTGCAACGCTACCAAAGAGGGCGCACTCCTTTTCTCGCCCTAGTGCCGGTACATAGCAGCGATACTAGCCGCAGGTGAGGCAGCATGCGGGTGTCTGTTCGGCGGGGCACGTGCCCGCAGGGCGTGCGGCCTCTTCCGCAGGCGCATGCGTTTCTTCCTTATATGTGGGTCTGCGCTTCATCTTCCTGTTGTGCCTCCTGGATATCCGCCGCGATCTTCTTGGCCGCGTCCATGATGATGGTTGCGGCGGTTGTGTCCATAAGTTTCGCGCATCCGATGGCGGCGATCTGCATATAGCCGTTTTTGGCTATCAGATAGGTGTTGCTGTACACAGTCCTGGCGTAAAGGTCATAGCTCTTGCAGTCGGCCAACGGGGCAAAGCATTCCGCTCTTGCGAGCACCAGGCCGCCCTGCGTGTACACTGGGATCAGCGTCTGATCTAGCCAGCCGATTTCTATTCCCGTGCTTGTGGCGGGCGTGTCCTCTGGGGTGTTGTCCTCCATCAGCTGCATCATCCACGGCTTGGCGACGTCCACACGCACGCTCCAGTTTTCGCGGTCGGTCGGCGGGATGTCCATCAGGGTAAGGAGGTTTTCTTCGTCCAGCACCGGCAGGCCATCCAGCGGGTAGAGGGCCAATCCGGCACAAATATATCTTCGGCCGCCTTCCTTCAAAAAGATGGTTACGTTCTTTTCCTTCTTCAGCAGCTTCCATAATGCGCTAAGCTTCATTTCTTTTCTCCTTACAGTGATGGTAATTCTTTCATCCGCTTACTGCTTGTCTTCATCATCCATCGCGTCAAAGATGTCGCGCAGGATCTGCTCGTCTAGGCATTCGCGCACTTTCACACCTTGCACGCCCTGCGATTTCAGCCAACGATCAAACTCGAATTCAGACACCGTTTTATCTTTGGCGTTCTTCAGCTCATCCTTCATTGACTTCTATCCCCTTTACCCAATTGATTTGCATGCTTATTCTTTCTTCAAACAACAGCTCGCACCGCTGGTCTGCTATCTTGTGATAATTCCTGCTGCAGGAGCGATAGCACCGGTATACGCCATCTTCCCCCGCCGTCAGGCTGGGCCAGTGCCACAGGCAGCCTGTGCAATTTCGGCGTTTTGGTCTTTTGGCGGTTGACATCCCTAAGCCCTCCGCATTATTCGTCTTCCTTGTTCTCAGCGCACGGGCAGAGGCGTGCATCGTCTTCAAAGTGATAGAAGGTGCCGCATCTTGGGCACTCATACACAACACGCGCCATTGGATTGTCAAGCTGGTCTGAATAACAGTATAGTTTTGCCATTGCATCAGAAAACAGCTTGCGCGGAATTGCTATCAGCTCATTATCGCGTTTTCGAGCTTTTCCTGGCATATACCCGCATCGGGGCCATTCGACAGGGCTATCAGCTTTCAGGCTTAGTTGAAAAAACTCTCTTGCCTTGACAATCTCCTTCTTTTCCAAACGCTCCGTGATGCTGATCGCGAACAAAGGAATGTTGATATTTTTAGCTTCCATTTTCCTCGCCTCCGTTCTCCGCGCACAGCCCGCGCCACTCGAAACGGTTAGTATCCCTGTTGCATCTCCAATTAGGTTCGTCAAGATCAGCCGCAAGTTTACATCCTCCGAGGTGCCAATGCTTGCAAACCGCACACGGGTAATACTTACTAACTTTGTTTATGTCCCGCTCCGCCGCCTCAGCCCGGCGCTTCCACGTCTCCGCAGCAGATTTTGCAGAGGAAAGCATGATTTCAAAGCCTGCAATCACGGTTTGATCTTCTTCCGCTTTAGCCGACATTTCTTCGATTAAATCGGCGGCACGAATGAGTTCGTCCACTGCTCCCCCTGATTTTCCCAGATTGTTTAGCGCATTGTGCCAAGCATGCAGCATGGCCACAAGATGCCTTGCTTCATCCGTCATTTTTCCAGTCTTCCCGCCATCACCGTGGTGGCCTTGGCAAAGGCCGCGCGGTACTTGGCGGCCAGATCGGTCTGCCCGCTCTCCTCCGCCTCGTCCAGCTTGTCCACCAGGCGGGAAAAATCCTGGCGGAACATGGCGAACAGGCTATGCAGCTCCTGCTCCACGCCGCCGCGCGCGGCCTTGGCACGCAGGGCTTGCAGCTCCTTTTCCACGGCCTCGGGCACAACCTCCACGGTTTTGACCTCCGCCCTGGCCGCCTCCAGCTGGGCGCGCAGGTCGTCGATTTCCCTTCGAGCCTCCTTTTGCTGCTGCTCGTGCTGCTCCTGGGCCTTTTTGCGGGCGTCGATCTCCTGCTTGGTCTCAAGCTGGCGGCGTTTTTCGGTTTCATCCACCTGCTTGCGGGCCTCCATGAGCGACTTTTCCAGGTCGCCCGCCCGCTCCTTTTCCGCCGCAGCCTGCGCCTTCGCCGCCTGGGCCTCGCGCATGGCGGCCTCCATCTCCCTCCGCCTTTCTTCCAGCCTTTCGCGCTCGGCGTTCAGCGCTTCCCACTCCGCCTCTGTCTCCTCCGCCGAGGCCAGCACGATGGCACCCTCCGCGTCCGGCTTGTCCTGCGCGTGTCCAAGCATCTCGTCCATGGTAAGCTGCAGCTTGTCCCTCTCGGCCTTTACGCGCTCCAACTCCTCCTTGAGCTCCCGGGTGCTCATGGCGCCCAGGTCGTGCTGCTGCACAAACGCCTCGCGCTCCCGCTCGTCCAGCGCCAAGAGCAGGATGGCCTGCTCCTTGCTGCGGATTTGCGCAAGCGCCTGCGTTTCTTTCTGCCCGTACTCGTCCGCGATGGCCATGTAGTTCTGGGCGGTGCGCTCGGAGTAGTCCACGTTTTCGGCCAGCCAGTCGCCCCACTGGCCGTAGGGCACGAGGGATTTGGCCTCCCTCAGCCTTTTTCCAATCTCGATGGCCGCGCGAATCACCGTATCGCGCACCTCCGACTTGATTTGGTTGATTTCCCCGGCAATGACCTCCGCCGTGCGCGTTCCCGGGGCCATGCCCTCCCGTTTCATGATCTCATTCATGCTACTCTAACCCTCGCTCTCTCAATCATTCGCGCTTCCCTGTCGGTCGCGCTCATGGTTTCGCTGCCCCGCTACGCATCGCTTTGCCTTCGGCAAGGCCCCACAGGGGCCACGCTCAGCTTCGCGCCACCCTTCGGTCGCTTTCCTGTTTCGTTATTCTTGCCCCCACGCAAAATCCAGATATTTCACCCGCACCCACAACGGATCCTGGCTTGTCCAGCGGAACACCTCTGCCCATCCGCCTCGAAGGCTTTTGACCTCCACGGCGATGCCCCGGCCTAATCGCTGCACCACTGTTCCCTCCTCCGCCGGGGCGGCATAAGCTGGCACGCTGGCGGCGTTGATGGTGGCCCAGGGCAGGCCCCACGGCTGTTCGAGCAGGGTGTGGGCCTGGTTTGTGGCATCGTGTGCATCAGTGAGTACCGCCAGCGCGGAGCACGCCAGCGCCACGGCCAGCAGCAGGATTAGGCACAAAAGCGCTTTCTGGCTCCTGAGCAGGGGTTGTTTGCGGGGGATGCGGCTACGGTTCATATGCGCGTTCCCCCAGTGCGAAGGCCGCACGCCCTTCGGGCGCGCTTAGTGACCCACAATCTAGTGTGCCGCTCCCTCGCGGGCGGGACCCTGCCCACCCTTCGGTCGCTGTCGAGGATGTGGGCTTGCCTCAGCAGGTCATAGGCGTTGGCCTTTACGGCCAGCAGTTCCAGGTGCTGGGCCTGGTAATCCTCATTGGCGCTGCGCAAATCCTCCCGCGCCTGCTGGAGCTGTTTCTGGGCATCGTCCAGGGCCTTATAGGCCAGATCCAGCTGCCCGCACGTTTCAGAATGCGCCGAGCGCACATCGCGCAGCGCCAAATCCTTCTGGGCCAGATCATCCAGCGCGGCCGCCAGTTTGGCTTCCAGCTCGTCCCGCCGCTTTTCCGCCTCCTGGGCACGCATCTTCCAAAGGCGGGCGCTTTCGCGGATCAGGTCACACCGCTGCTCGGCCCAAAGGGCGCGTTCCGCCATCCGGTCTTCCATCGTATCAAAATCCTCTGCATGGATATTGCTTGGGATTGCCATTGGGATTCCTCCTCTTTTTCTTTGGTTCGCGCAAGGGAAGCGCGCCCGGGCCGGGCGCTGCCAGGGGGACTCGGGTTACCCCTGGGGCGGTGCTACCGCCCCAGGTAAGCATGCGGCCCTTCGAGGATGCGCCTGCGGGTTTCCTCAAAACCGTTGTGGGCGATGCCATCCTCCAGGCAATGCACCACCGCGCGGCGCACCTGTTCGCGGTTGCGGGCCTCTTCCTCCGGAGTTTTGGGCAGGCAATCATCAAAGATGCGCACCGTTGCCCCGTTCGAGGCTTTCATTTCCATCACCATGGCCATGCTTGTTTCCTCCTTGCTTGTTTGTTCGCACGTCACGCCCCTTTGGGGCGCGCCGCGCATCTTATCCCTGTTTCTTGCGTCCCGCTCCCTCGCGGCAGGGGCCCTCCCCTGCCTTCGGTCGCTTGGTCGTGTGCTAGGGTATGAGATATGGGTTGTCCGGGTTGCTTGCCCGGTGGTATAATATTGGAATAACTAAGTTGGAGTTGATATCAATGGATATGGCACAGGCAACCTTTGCCTGGGATAACCCGCGTTCCGCGATGATGCCGCGCAGCTTCGCCGTGTTAAGCATGTGGGTTTCTACTCCTCCAAGTCGATGTTCGAGGGATGTTTTTGACGATCTCGTCTATCCGCTTTTCCCAACCCTCCAGCAGGCCAACACCGCCCACCTCATACGGCCGAATCAGACCTAGGGTGGCAATGAGGGTAGTGCACATTTCTTCGATCACCTTTTTGTTTTGAGGATACCTTTTGCTAAAGTATCGTTCCATTGCCTGCACCATGGCACATTGGCTATCGTTCTCAGGCGTATAATCCATGAGTGGAAATTTCATTGGCTTTTTCCTCCCATATGTAGAGATCTTTCAAAGGGGAATCCCTCTTTCTAAGTGTCCTTGTCCTCCGGGCTGATTAGCTCGTCAATAGTGCACCCCAGGGCGCGGGCGAGCTTTGCCGCCGTGTCTACCCGTGGGTTCTTCGTCAGGCCCCGCTCTATCAGGCTGATAAGGCCCTGCTTTACGCCGCTTCTGCGTTCCAGCTCCTGCTGGGTCAGACCCGCTGCGCGGCGCATCCGCTCTAGGTTGGTCACGCTTGCCTCCTGCCATTTGACTTGGTTCATTGGAATTTGTATAATTTCCCATAGAAGGGAGGTGAATATTGTGACAAAAGTTTATGCCTGTCTTACGGGAAATTGGGTTTGCTTAAATGATGATCCGAATTGTTTCATTGGTGAAGAGCACCAAACCCCGGCCCTGTGGTGGGAAGAGGGTGCCAAGGTTTACGCCCCCTCCGTTCGTGACCCCCACTATGAAAATAGCTTGTATGGATTGGATTACGTCCACATAAGTTACTTTGGGAAGGATTATCGCATCAATCCGTGCTTTATCCAGATCGTCACAGAGTAAGCTTTCTCAATTCCTCAACACCCGAGAGCTGAAGTTGCCGCTTCAGCTCCTTTTCTTTTCCCTCGAAATACCGGTTCACCGTCAGGCTCAGTTTCCACCATTCGTCGTAGGTAATCCCCTCCAGCGCTGCTAGAAGCGCCTCGCGCCGCTTCCGCGCTTCTTCAATTTGCTCTAAGTTGGTCATGCTTGCCTCCTGCCAGTTGACTTGAATTATCGAAAAATGTATAATTTCCCATAGATACAGAAAGGACGGTGCCAGCTCGTGACTACTTTCCATATGAACATCCCTCATGTGAAGCAGCCCCAGTATAGCAACATGTGCGGCGCAGCTTGCCTGGAAATGGTCTACTCGTTTTACGGTGCCCCGCAGCCTATGGCCGAGATCTGGCCACTGGTACGTGGGCCCGGCTCCGATCCTCTTCACGATAATTGCCATACCAACCTCATGACCCAACACGCCCTAAACGCGGGTTTCAAAGCCATTGCCGTTACCTGCGATACTCCCATAAAGCTGGTAAACGCCTGCCTTTCGCAAAACATCGCCGTTATCGCCCTTCTGCACTCAGACCCCTCCGGGGTCATGGGTCACTACTGTATTATCACCGGGATAAGCTATAAAGGCATTTTCCTGAATGATTCCCTGCTGGACGAACCCAAGGGCCACAACCGTTTAATGAAGGAAAATGTGTTCCTTTCCTCCATGCAGGCCGGTGGTACGGTTTCGACCAGCAACACGTTTTTGCTGATCGCTCCCGCCTCCGCCTCATCCGTCACGGCGTCCATCTGCCATGATGAGCCGGAGTGCTGCAGCCATTTTGAGTTACTTACCCCCGCTTTGGACTGCGCTTGCCATGTCCTTTGCCCGCAGCATGACTGCTGGTGTTTGCCCTCCGTTCTCGCTTGATCTGGCTTTGGGATTTGCCCAGCCCTTGGCCAGCCTGCTCTATTCTCTCTAGCACTCGTATGGCGGAATCAAGCATGAACGGATAGTCCGGCCGGTCGGGCGGGCCAACCTCCAAAAGGCGCCGAATCAGGCTAATGACCTTGCTGATCTCCACTTTTCGGTAATGGTAATAGCGGTTCATGGCCTCTGTGAAAAACCACAGCAGTTCTTTGGTGGTGTACGTTGTTCTCGCCTCCTGTTAAATCCTTTGGTTATCCCGCCAAAACGATTGAAAAATCTGTTTCTTCGATCTATAATCGCTGTATTCTTCACAGCGAAAGGGGAATATCCGTGCAAGATTTTGATTTCATCCTGCTGTCCGTTGGTGAGCGCTTCAAACTGTTCTGCATGCGGTTCAAAAAGCGCGTTTCCAAACGGTTCCTTGGAAAACACCTTGACTATCCCCGCGCTCATGGATTGATTCGGGCGAATTACAGCGACGAAAAGAACGCAATTGGCGAATTTCTTTGGGATGGGATATATTCTTTGACTGACCTATACCGCCGTTACAGGCGCTACCGCCGCCATGTGTTCTATCACAGCTTTGCCCTTCCAATCATCATCTCAATAGCCACAGTAGCAGTCCTGCAATGGCTAGGATTGCAAGAATCCACATCACCTTCTCTTCCCTGTCAACCGCTTTCCAGTGCTCTTCATCGCATTTGCAAAGGTATTCATCAGGTGTTAGACCGGCTGCTTCAGCTTTTGCCATGATCTCTTCCCGATACCATTTGTTTTGCAGCCGGATGTGTTCTTCCGGGGTCAGCCCATGCCGTGCGGCGTCTCTCATAACGGACATTTGATGTTCTCTGGACATTTCGTTCCAGGTGTAGAGATCTTTCAAAGGTGCATCCCTCGATGTGTACTTTTAGTACAATTAGTTCTTAAAAAAAATCAGATCATTCACCGTACATCCATACAGATCAGCCATCTTTTTGGATAATTCAATATCCGGCTTAGTCTTGTAGTTTTCGTAGCTGGAAAGTGTGTTTTTGTGTATTTTCAATACTTTTGCAGCCTGTGCCAACGTCAGCTCAGAATTTACCCTCGCGGCTTTCAACGTGATTACCATGTTCTTCCTCCTTTACTGTACTTTAAGTACAATCATATGATATACTGCTTTAATCCTAGTTGTCAATACCCAAAGTACATTTTTTTGATTTTTATTCTTGATTTATTGTGCTTTGCGTGTATAATGTAGAAAAGAAGGGGGTGCAGTATGAAAAGCAAGAACATTTTTGCTAGCAATTTGAAAAAATATATGAACGCGAGCAACATAACGCGCCGGGACTTAAGCGAGGCTTTAGGCGTAAGTTACTATACGATTACTTCATGGGTAAACGGGAGTAAATACCCCCGCATGGATAAGGTAGAAATGCTGGCTGAATATTTCGGGATCCAAAAATCTGATCTAATCGAGGAAAAGCTAACAGCCGAACCTCCCCCCATCTCCAACCTGATCCCCTGCCCCGCCACGCGCCAGGTGCCCATCATCGGCGCCATCGCGTGCGGCACGCCCATCCTGGCCGAGCAAAATGTGGATGGCTATGCCGTTATGTCCGAGCATGTGCAGGCGGATTTTGCCCTGCGCTGCGTGGGGGACAGCATGATCGGCGCGCGCATCTGCGATGGGGATATTGTTTATATCCGCAAAACATATGATTTTCACAACGGCGACATCTGCGCCGTGCTGGTTGAGGACGAGGCAACCCTAAAACGCGTCTACCGCATATCCGATAGCCTGGTGGAGCTCCGCGCGGAAAATCCGTCCTACCCGATTCTTCGCTATCAGGGCCAGGACGCCGCCGCCGTGCGCATCATCGGCAAGGCCGTGGCCTTTACCAGCACCGTACGGCACTGAAAGCAGAAAGGGGGTGCCTCAAATGTCAGCCTCAAGTGCTCGTGAAATTTTCAAGCGGAATTTGCGCCGCTATATGAACCTTCGCCATGTAACGCAAGCCGACATTTCCGCTGCGTTGCACGTTACGCCCTCCACCATGTCAGACTGGTATTTGGGAAAAAAATACCCACGCGTTGATTCAATGCAGCGTCTTGCAGATTATTTGGATATTCCCATGTCGGCTTTGACTACCGAGTTTCCTACCTCCGCTCCCCCTGCCGATTCCTCCGCCCTTTCCGCCCGCACGGGCATTCCCACGGCTGTGCTTTCCGGCATCCAGCACGCGGGATGGCAATATGCCCAGCGTGTGGTGCTCTATGGCTCCCGCGCGCGCGGCGATCACCATCCGCGTAGCGATATGGATATCGCCTTTTTCGGGGACGATGACGCGTTCCTCCACTTTGAGGAGGCCATGGAGCAGCTTCCCACGCTGCTGGATTTTGACCTTGTACATGTCACGCCCCTGACCAGCCCTGCCCTCGTTCAGAACATCAGAAAGGACGGTCTTGAACTGATGAATGCATCCACCAAGAAGGCCGAGCAGCTTGAAAACGCCATTACCCGCTTGCAGGAAGCGGTGGAGGAATACCAGCGCACCCACAGCCAAACCGTGCGGGATGGCACCATCCAGCGCTTTGAATTTTGCGCGGAGCTGGCCTGGAAGGCCACTCACGATTATTTGCAGGCCCAGGGCTATCTGGACGTGCATGGCCCCAAGCCCATCATGCGCAAGGCCTACGCGCAGGGCCTGATCAGCAACGACCAGGCATGGATTCGGCTGCTGGACGCCCGCAACCAAACCTCCCATCTCTATGACGATCTCCTGGCCGACGCGGTGTATCAGGCCATCGAGAGCGAATATCTGCCCCTGCTGCGGGAACTGTCGCAAAAGCTGAAACCGGAGGGATAAAGGAGCCGCCTATGTCCTATTGCATCTATCTGCGCAAATCCCGCCGCGATATCGAGGCGGAGCAGCAGGGCGCGGGAGAAACCCTCGCCCGCCATCGCGATACGCTCACCCAGCTTGCCCTGCGGCGCGGGCTGGCCATCGGCCATATCTATCAGGAGATCGTGTCCGGCGATACCATATCCGACCGCCCCTACATGCAGCAGCTGCTTGCGGATGTGCAGGCCGGCCGCTGGGATGGCGTGCTGGTGATGGAGGTGGAGCGCCTGGCCCGCGGCGATACCATCGACCAGGGCATTGTGGCCCAAACCTTCAAATATTCTGGCACGCGCATCATCACCCCCGCCCGCGATTACGACCCAAACGACGAGGCGGACGAGGAATATTTCGAGTTTGGCCTCTTCATGAGCCGCCGCGAGTACAAAACCACGCGCCGCCGCCTGCAGGCGGGCCGCCTCGCCTCCGTGCGGGAGGGCAAATACCTGGGCACCCGCGCGCCCTTTGGCTACGAGCGCTATAAGCTCAAGGGGGAAAAAGGCTGGTCGCTTGCCATCGTGCCCGAAAAGGCGCAAATTGTGCGCATGGTTTTCCACGACTACCTCACCCAGGGCATGGGCGCGCAGCGCATTGCCAACAAAATCAACGCCATGGGCGTCACCACCGATCTTGGACACCCCTGGACGGCGGATCGCGTGCGCAAAATGCTGCACGAGCCCGTGTATATCGGCAAGGTGCAATGGTATCAGCGCGAAACCAAGGTGTCCATCGTGAATGGCCAGCGGGTCAAGGCACGCCCGAAGTCCGATAAATATATGCTGGTGGATGGCCGCCATGAACCCATCATTGACATGGACACCTGGAATGCGGTTCAGTCCCTTTTCGACGGCCGCCAAAAGCCGGCGCTTCCCTCCGCCGCGCCGATGAAAAACCCCCTCAGCGGTCTTGTGCAGTGCTCCGTGTGCGGCAAGGCCATGGTTCGCACGCCCATGTACGGCGCCATGCAGGGCATTGATTATCTCAAATGCTCCACCGTCCACTGCCCCACCTCCTCCTGTCCCCTGGCGGATGTGGAGCGCGCCATCATGGAGGGCCTTGCAAACTGGGTACGTCAGGCCGAGCTGGGCACCCTGCCGGAGGATCCCTCCGCCTCGGTCGATCAGCAGGCCGCCCGTGACAGCACCCTTCGCCATCTGGAAGAGCTGCAGAAGCGCCGCGCCCGCCTCATGGATCTGCTGGAACAAGGGGTGTACGACGTATCTACCTATACCGAGCGCAGCGCCCTCCTGGTTCGCGAAATCGAGGCAGCCCAAAAAGCGCTGGACGCCCTCCCGGCGAGCACCCCCAGCAAAAAGGAACGCATTATCGCCCTGCTGCCCGCCATCAAGCATGTCCTGCAGGCCTATGACGGTGCCTCCACCCCCGAGGCCAAGAACCATCTGCTCCGCTCCGTCCTCGATCAGGCCGTGTACCAAAAAACACACCGCTGTACCCGTGCCGAATCCCCCTCCGATTACCTGTCCATCGACCTCTTCCCCCGCGTGAAATCATAAAAATAAGTGGTAGCATCGAGTGAAAGATTCATCGCACACATTCTCCGCGAACTCCTCGCAGGGCGGGATGGGGCAGAAGCCGTAGGAGGGGATCAAGATCTCCACCTGCGCCAGCACCTTGAGCACCACCGTCACGCACACCGTGAGGCTGAAACGGTTGTTGCCCAGATAGCTGCCCGCCACGCAGATCGCGCTGACCATGCTTTCCATGCAGTACGGGACGATGGATTCATCGGGGATGGAAAGAAGAACGTCCTTGTTCACCGTGATGACGCCCTTGCCGATGTACTCCTGACAGCGGCTGTCTACAAAGAGGATGTCGATGGGTACATCGATCTTGCAGCGCACGCGGGCGAAGCACGGGCGGTCGCACAGGCGTTCCACCGTCAGGTCGTGAATGGTGCCCTCCGTGGTGGTGGAGCGGCAGCTTTCAAACGTGATGGGCGGAACGGGCGCGGAGGTGGGAGGAACCGTTTCGGTGGTGTCGCTGCCGCAACCGCAGCCACAGCCGCAGCCGTTGTTGCAGGTGTTGGCCACCATGGCGTAGCTGGTAATGGTCACTTCCTTGTTATCCAGCTGTTCCTGCTGAAGGCAGCTGTCGTATACGCGCTTGACCTGCACGCACACTTTTTCCTGCAAGCCATCCAGAGCATTGCCGGAGATAGCGCCGGGACAGGCGCAGGGGTTGGCGTTTTTGTAAGAGAAAAAAGATAAGGGACGTTGGAGCGCGAATGACGCGTCCGGACGGGCGGCGGATGCGCCTAAACCGGTAAAAAGACACGAAAACGCGGTTGCCCCAGCGTTGCCGTTAAACATACCGCCCGCTGCGCCCTTTGCATGTACGCGCGGCGTGTCCCTCCTCGCGGCGTTCAATATAATCAGCCAGGGAGCGCACATCCACCCGCGTACCTCCGCAAGCGGAACGAATGCGCCCATCCCGAAGCATGGCGTTGATGGTGGAGGCTCCGCAATTGATAATGCGTGCCGCCTGCGCTTTGGTGCAGGCCTCGCCATGCTTGGCAACCATGGCCGCGTGTCGATCCGTTACATACAGGCTGAGCAGCCTGGCAAGCGCCTCGGCGGGCAGGGATATGGTGGCTTGAATGGTTTCCATACAAAATCCCCCTTTCTCCGCTCAAGGTATGCGCGGGTTTCGCCCGTTTTGCCCCTAAAGCCGTTTGGGTGGGAATCAGCGCAAAATTCGATAGGATTCGACAAAGATAGACAGGTTTTCATATGGACATTGTTTCCAGAATACGGTACGATTTGATTGGATTCCGATCATTTATTCCAAAGGGAGAGAAGCCAAAATGTACCCCTATTTATCCGTAGCCCGCATGTATCGCGGCCTGAGCACCGCGGAGCTGGCCGAAAAAATCAACGTGCCCGAAAAGAAGCTGATCGCCTGGGAAAAGGGTGAGTCCAAGCCTTCCCTCGACTTTCTGGTGGAGCTTACCAACACGCTGCAGGTTCCGGCAGATTTTTTGATTGGCCGCATAGACTTGGATGACCTTCTGCGTGAATAACGCAAAAAAACAGGTCTGAAAAGAGGGGGCCCCATGCCCCAAAAGCAAAAGGACGGCCGGTACCGTGCCAAGCTCACCGTCTCTCCCGGGCAAAAGCCCCTGTGGATCAGTGCCAGAACCCTTCGCGAGCTGGATGAAAAAAAGCGATGGGCACGCGAGCACTATAGGGATGGCTGCCGTCCCCGCGATATCACCTTCCATGCGCTGGTGATCGAATGGTTTGAGCAGATCAAACGGCCCCGCATTGAGCGCGCCTCTACCCTGCGCGGCTACCAAAACGCCATCAACCTGCACCTGCTGCCCTTCTTCTCACCGCGCCAGCGCCTGCGCGCCGTAAGCCGGGCGGATTTGCAGCGCTGCCTGGATCATCTGGACGGGCAATCGGCCTCCACCGCCGCGCTGGTGCTCTCCGTGATTCGCCACGCCATGGCCTACGCCATGGCCGAGCGCCTCCTTTCGTCCAATCCCGCGGATTCGCTCATGCTGCCCCGCGCCCGCCGTTCCTCGCCCAAAAGGGCGTTTACGCCTGAGGAGGAAGAACGGCTGTTGAACGCTGCCGCGTCCGACCCTGACGGCATGCTTCTCTACGTGCTGTACTACCTGGGCTGCCGCCGGGGCGAGCTGCTTGGCCTATGCTGGGGAGACTTTGACTGGAACCAGCGAATGGTTCACATCCAACGCTCGGTCGCGTTTGGGCGCACCCTGGGGGATTCCCCCTTCCAGCCGCCCAAATCCGCCGCCGGCGACCGCTGGGTGCCCGTGCCCGACGCGCTGTATACCCTGCTCTATCCGCTGCGCGGCCCTGACGAGCAGCTCCTGTTTTCGCAGGGGGAGAATCAGCCCATGGGAGAAAGCGCGTTTCGTTCCCGATGGAGGCGCCTGATGCGGGAGGCGGGCTTTGGAGAGGACGCCGTTTCCGTCACCCCGCACTGGTTCCGCCATCACTACATCACCGCTTGCGTGCTGGCGGGCGTTCCCGCCGAGATCACCATGCGCCTTGTGGGGCATACGGATTACCGAACCACCATCAATATCTACACCCATATCCAGCAGGAGCAGAAGCGCCGGGCCATCGTCAATCTGAGCGGCGTGCTCCGCGGCGCGGACGGCAAGAACCCCTAA